GCCCTTTTTGCCCTTGAAGGACATCTTAGAGACGAGGTTTGCCATAACGAGGTTTTGTTTGTAGGCTGCGATGATTTCGTCAGACCACAACTCTGGGATAAACGTTGCACCAGTTGTATTGGTAACGTGATTAGTTCCGAGTGCCATTATAAATTACCTTTCAAAATGATTATTTAACACGACCCTCCGCATAGGCTTGCATAATTTCTGGTGCAAGCTGTTCATAGCGGTCAGGGTTTGTACGCATGAGTTCGATGATGTCGGCTCTGCGATACACCTTTTTACTTGCAGTTTCTCCGCTTCCTTTGGTAGCACCAGTGGACGCGCTTTTAACTGCTTGCTTACGCTGAATCTTTTCGACTGCTTCAGTCTGATTTACTACCTGCTTTCGTTCTTTCCAAGTAGTTAATAGCTCATTGGCTGCGTCAAAATCGAAACTGCGGTCAGCTCGACTAAATAACTCTTGCCTTACTTTGCTCTTCTGAATCCACTCAGCGAAGTTACTGTCTTGGACAATTTCGTTGAAGTCAGGATGAGCAGTTTTCAGATTGGCTAACGCTTCTGCCTTCTTTAGGTTAGTGCTAAGCTCTTCAGCTTGTTTAACCTTTGGGTGGCGTTCGATAGCCCTTGCAATAGCTTTGTCGGGGTCGGCAAAAAAGTCTACCTCATCCTCGACAACTGGGGCTTGTTCTTGTTTTGAGACGGTTTGGGCTTTTACAAAGTCATCTACAATACGTCGAAGTTCACCGACTTCACTCCCTTGCTTGCCGATTGCGCGTTCGGCTTCTTGGTGCATACGAACAATATCTTTTATTGATTTGCCCTTATACTTATCAGGAATGTCATCTTCTTGTTCTTCTTGTACAGGCTCCTCTTCAGGGGTTTCCTGTTCTGCATCACCCTCGTCGACAGGTGAAAACTCTTCTTCGTCTTGCGGCTCTCCGAAGCCTTCGTCAATAAATGTTGCCATTAAACTCTCCGTGCTAATAAGCATTGTGGAATATAATTATGTGCTTATGCTTAGGTTAATCCTGAGCGGCACTCTTTCTTTCCTGCGCCATCTTCTCGTTTCGCTTGCGTTCCCATTGCATCGCTGCCCCGGGAAAGTCTCCGGTCACGCCCTCAAGTTTGACCATCGGCTTGCTAACAATACGAATAGCAGGTTGACCACACACCTTACAATTGGTTGTTCTTACTTCAGAATCAATGTAATTTTCTGTGAGGTGGTCATCTCCGCAGATAAACTCATAGATACGTTTAGGCATCCTGTAAATCCCTTTCAAAATCTTCATAACTATCTTTTATGGTAGATTCGTAGGAAAGGATGCGGTTAATCGCTTCTATTTGTCCTCTACGAAACCAGAATTGTTTTTCGTCAGGGATGGTTGTAATATCATCGAGTATTTCCTTATTGTCTGAAATGTCTTCAATGAATTGCTTCCACCCATCACGGGTAAACAAGTCTAGTAAATTTTCGTAATATCTTTGTAACTCTTTATCCATCTCTTTATCCTTTCATTAATTGGAGAGATGTTGTAATTATACCACACTTTTACAATTTTGTCAAGTGTTATTGTCTATTTTTAGCAGAAACTTGCATCATAGCAATTCGTTCATTGCTCTTAATGTCTTGTTCTTTCAGCATCAATTCAGTCATCTTGGCTCGACGCTCAAATTCTTTGTCATCCGCACTACCCTCATGGAGATTTGTGGACAACGCTGCCGCCATCTTAGCTTGTACAACTTGAGGCTCCAGTTGGGCTTCAACCGTATACTTCTGAGCACGAGATTGAGCTTCCATAGCTTGAGCTTGTACAAGTTGCAATTGAGCCTGAGACAAAGCAAGCTGTAGTTGTTGTTGCTGCTGAGCAGCTTGTTGAGCAGCGGGGTCTGGTTGAGCTGATTGTGCCAACTGAGCCATGAGTTCTTCACGATTAGCAAGACCCATGTTATCAATAACCGCTGATACCAGCATTGGGTACATTGGGCTATCTTGACCAACAGTTTGTAGCAACTGAACCAACTGTGTTACCTCATACTCACGGGCAATAACACCCAAAGATGATGATGGAACAAACTTGTAGTCTGAGACAGGATAGTGCTCTGGGTCAAACTGCATATATCGCCACGCAGTCTTCTCAATCATAGGAATGAGGAAAGACTCTTGGAAGTTAATCAATGTGCGCTTGTGGCGCTTGATAATCGCTCCCATTGACATTGATACAGCACCAGCAGCAGCGTCACCATTGATAGTACCGGGGATACCAGCAGCGTCAATAGCGCCTGTCGCCATCTGAACCATCTTTTGCAACTCAGCACCCTGAGCAAAAGATACTTGGTCTAGGTTGCCAAACTTAAATGGCTGTAGAATTTCAGCAGGGTTACCGTTGGTTAGAATTGTCTTACCGGGACGAATCTCCAACTTAGACCCACGAGGCATACGAGAGGCATCCATAGCCATCATGGGGTGTACAGTGAGTGCTAAGGCATCAATACGAGCACGTAGCTCAGCATCTAGCGCCTTCTGACTGTTATAACCCTTCTCACAGATACCACGACCCCAGAAGCGACCCGGGACTACATCCCAAGGGAACGCAACTACTGGACGGTCTTGCATCATGTAGGGGTTCTCTTCAATCTTGAGGAGTTGACCACCGTTAGCAATAACGACAACTACTTCAATGTAGCCATCTTCATCACTCTTATCTTCTTCTGAGCCTAGCTCTTCAGCCAACTCATCTTCCTCTGTTTCCATCACAGCATCGTTGTATAGATGCTTAGGAACCAAACCGTAATACTTGGTTAGTCGGACTTTATCTTCGTCAAACGATGTAAGCTCTTTGTCAGCTTCAAGGTCAGTGTCAGTGTCAGCAGACTCGATGTCAACATCACGATAAATGCCATTTTGAATCCCCATCTCTACTTGGTGTTTAGGAACAAACTCGTCAATTGCAACGCCTAGAGCCTCATCAATAGATGTGGCAACAGGGTCAATCAAGAAGTTCTGAGGTAGGATAGGACGTAGCTTTACAACTACACGGTCTTCGATTTTTACACCAACCGCTTGCATAGCACCATCCATGATGGGCTGCGTAGCTGGTTTCATCTCTTTGACCTCTTCCAGCACAAGCTCAGCTACACCAGTACCAAAGACAGAGGCGTTCAAGATACACTCAGCAACAGCTTTGCGTGTCTTAGTGAACTGGAAGTCTTCTGACAGTTGTTCGCGTAAGTAGGCGATGTCTCGCTTGTCTTGGTCATTGCGGTCATCGCGGATGTCGAACCACTTACCACGACCAAAGGTAGCTTCTTCAACTTCAGCCACTGAACTCTCTACGGCTTGTTGTAGCGCAGGTGAAATCAGTCGAGAACGCTCACTCTCACGAGTTTTATCCTCTGCTGACCAAATACCACGCCACAATCGGTAGTACTCGTCAAACTTTTCTTCATAGTTCGCACTGTAGTGGTCGCGCCATTGGTCAACTTTGTTGATGACCCAATCTTCAACCTTCTGGTCAGGCGACTTTTTTTCGTAATCGTCCATGTTAATACTTACCTTTCGCCAGACATTTACCGGCTTTTTTGCACTTAGCAGGAGTGGGGCAACCAGCGCAGGGTTTGAATTTGATTGGGATTGTTTTCTTTGGCATATAAATCCTTATTTCAACAAGGGGTTCTTAAAGTCTTTTTCCCAAGATTTAAAAAATGGGTTAACAAGGTCTTGTTCAGCCTCTTCCATCCAACCTTTTTCTCTAGACCATTTTGGAAATTTTTTTATACTTTCTAAACGTTTTTGAGCGGCTGCTTTTTTTGTAGCCTCTGGTAATCTAGCTACCATGTCTATTAGAATAGAGTAATCTGTTGTTATGGTTGCATTACGATGAGTACCTTGCTCATCTATTGCTACTGAATAGTCTGGGTCTGGTAGAGCGTTAGCAGTCATTTCACCAATGGAATATCCCTGACGTTCCTCTGGTTTGTCTTTTAAAGGGTGTATTTTTTTACCACCTGCTAAACTTTTTAAATAATTTACATATTGAAGAGACTCTGACATAGACTCTAAATTACGACGAGCAGCTTCAGCTTGTGCTTCTACGCCGGGTCTATCTGGTTCAGCTTTTGGGTAAATATCACCAGCTAATTGCTTAGTAGCTTTTAAAAACTGCTCTTCTTCTTTTGTTTTATCTTTTTTTGTTGAAATTTCAGCAATCAATGGTTTTAAAATGTTTTCATTCCAAGCATGGACATATTCGTGAGTTAATGTATTCCTCTCGTTTTCCATGTAAGTAGTATCTCTATCGCTCAATGTTTGAGCAATCATGCTGTTTTGATTAGGATAATAAACAGCACCTGTATTAAGAGAAGCATCTACTCGCGGTGGTAATAACCCTTGCTCTTTAATTTGTTGCCACATAGGGGTAGGGTTAAATAGACCGCTCCTATCCTGCTTAGCACGGCGCTCTTCGTAGTATTTCTCTAAATTGCTTGGCATATCAGTCCTTACTTAATTTTATCGGTAAGAGGATTAAAGCTCTCTAATGGAGTACCTTTTTTATAACCGCCTTTTGCGTAGTTCAAAGCATCCTTTTTAGATGGCATTGGTAGGTAGTTTCCAGTTCTCATGTTGTAGTCCATTGCTTGACCACTATCTTCAAACTGATATAACTCACCCGTAGGAAGTCTAACTATAGTAGGGAATACTACCCAGTTACCGTTTTCATCGACTTCTGCTGCCATACGGTGTGTGGAAATCGAGTTATCCTCATTAGTGATATAAGGATACTTCTCTGGATTTTTAATCCTATCTAAAAACTCTGGCTGTTTTTTATCTGGCATCGCTAATACCCTGATACTGCGTCTAAATACTCGTACTCTTCTTCCTCGTAATCCAACACGTAAGCTACTTTTGCAAGTTGCTCGATGTAAGAGAGCGAGTCAGGAAGGTCATCGTGTACTAAACTGTTTGGAAATTGGAAAAGCTGGTCTAGGAACTCTGCGTTCCACTCGCCTTTATTGAGTTTAACATACCCATTCTCAAAGCGCCCTTGAAGCGCCCATACGATACGGTCTGTCTTCTTTTTGTTACCATGAGAAAGCTCGTCAACCCTAAAGAAGGTTTGCGTTCTCTTCATAATATCGCTGAGGTAGGGCATAACAGCCTGCCTAGCAATACCCTTCTCGATACCGACTGCTACAGGCTCATACTTTTTAACAGCATCAAATATCTTCTTAGCTGTTTCCTTGACATCCCACCTACCGTAGATAATCTCTGCTACCCACCAGCCATTTTCGTTGGTTTTAACTACGGAAATCGCAGTGCTATCCAATCTTTTATTCTTGACACCAACTGACCCTTCAGCCTCGAAACCAGCAAGGTCAACCGCGATATAGAAGTCTCCATCTGTAGGCTCCTCTTCTTCAAATTTCACCCACTCTTCTTTAAATAACGCGCCACCTCCAGCCTCAAAGGATGCCATGAACTCCTGCCGGAAAGCGTATGAGGACATACTTTTCTTAGCTGCCTCAATCTCTTTAGGGTCAAGTAGCGGATTGTCAAATGAAGTGAAGTGAAAAGACTTGAAAGTGTCATCTTCACCTTTTAAACCGTATTGAAATAAATCATAGAAGTGGTTACGACCCATCGGCGTACCAATAAACATTGCTCGACCCTTTAAGTCGGCTAGTGCAGGGCGTAAGATTTGCTCCCACACCTCTGGCTTCATGTCAGCGTACTCATCCAGTACAAGAAACTTAAGGCTAACACCACGCATAGTCTCTGGTCGGTCAGCACCTTTGAGACTAATAGTCGCACCATTGACCAACTTAATCTGCAAGTTGTTAATATGGCTACCTGTAATGACAGGATGCCCAACCTCCAGAAGAGTTTGCCACATGATGTCTCGCGCTTGACCTTGGGTTGGGGCGACATAGAAGACATGACCACGCTCACTTTGTAAGGCTTCCACAATTAGACGGTAAGATGCCAAACGGCTCTTTCCAGTCCGACGACCAGCGGCAACTACATGGAATCGAGTGGGGTCATTCCATACTTTCTGCTGCCACGGTAGAAGCTCAATTTTTAAATCACTCACTGGAGTCCCTTAAGGTAAACTGTTTTTTTACCTTCCTTGACAGCGCGGAGTACTTGGTTGTTATTCTCACCCTCTTCGAATGAGCAGTGCACCCAACCACTATTAGGCTCACCCTCTTGATAGAATTCAAGGATGAGTTGTTTAAAGGTTAGGTTATCAATAATCCACTTACATAACTCTTTATTGTCTAAGCCGGGCACTTCGAAGTCGGCTGCCAACCCCTTACAATGGTCGCTGGTAGCAGAACCGCCAATAGCCTTATTTAGCTCTGGTGAGCGGTAGCCACTGGTAATGGTAACAGCACCGTGAGAGTTACGCACCTTTTGCAACACCATGTCGCATAGGGTGGTTAGGTTGCTAATAACTTTGTCGCTAGGGGTATTGTCGATTCCCCTGCGGATTGCCGTTTCACTTTTAGTTAACTCTTGGAGGCTAAAATTGCGTGAAAGTTTCATTTTGTTAGTTCCTTTAACTTTTCCTCTTTATCCGCTTGACCAGAACTGCTGCCAAAGTAATAGGAGAGGATTTGTGTTACCGCTGCGGAGAGAACTCCGAGGATGTAGATGAGGATGTCTTTAGCTTCTGCTTTGACATCAATAAAGATAAGTACAGCGAATAGGCTGAATGAGAGGATAACAGAGCCTAGGGCTAGGATTGGTGTCACCAACTTATTCAGCATCGGTGCAGCATCGCTAGTGGCTATCTGAAGCTCACGGTTGCGAGCGTCTGACCTATCCTTCACCTCATTAGCTATTTTGGTTAGTTCGCCCTCTTGAGCCATTTTAGCTAGCTCCATTTGAGCCTTAGCCTGTGCCTCTGGGTCTGGGATTAGCTTATCAATTAGCTTCCCACCAATGTTTAGTATTGAGTCTAGTCCAATCATTTTATCCCCAATCTTTGTGTTTCTGCTGGAGTTTCATCAAGCATTACAGGGACTGACATATCATTCCCATACAAGAAGTTCTTATACTCCAGATATTGCTCAGGGGTAAACTTGGCTTTGTTAGTACCCTCGCCTTGATAATAACTCATCCCTTCGACTAGGTTTCGGATGTCGCCACCAGCGGGGTTCTTGTAGTCTTCCGACATAACCACGGGGAGAGATGCCCACTCTTGGGCTAGGTTGCGTCCGAATTCCCCTGCTGGCATTTCACCACGCTCATAAGCGCCATATCCGCGATAGTCTAACAGCTTACGCGCCATAGCTTCTTGGAGTTCAGGGGTAAATTTATCTGTGTTTCTTAAGCCCATGTTACGCATTAACATACGAATGGTATCCGGCTTAAGTTGGTAAGCTCCGGCAGCGCGGTCGCCTTTTTTACGCTGGTATTGCACCAACTGCTTAAGGGTCATGTTTGTTAGCTTACGGTTTTTGTCTGGAGCATCATACGCGAGGATATTGTAATTCCCACCGTGACTCTCTTTTTCTTTTATAAGCTCTAATAGTTTATCTCTCATTGATGTCCTCTGCGTCGATGTAGTCATCACTACCGTTGATTGCGACTGACTCCCCAACTCCGCTGATGGTGATATTAACAGAAGGGCGAGAGCCACCTGCCTTATCTTTGTCGAAATACGACATCGGGAGCATACGGTCAACCAATAGTTTCCAAGCTGCTGCCTGATTCTTATGGTCATCGTCGAGAGCTGCATCCAAGATTGCATCTAACACCTTTCTACTTTTAGGTGATGCTAACAATCTTGCTTTAAATTCTTCTATCGCGGAAGCATCTCCTTTGGGTCGCCCGACAGGGCGCTTACGTGCCTCTGCTAACGCTTTGTTAGAGGGTCTTCCTCTTTTCTTCTCTTGAGGGTTTTCCATTGCTGGTTCCTTTTCTATATAGACCTATTTAGAATCTCTTATGTATTTAACTATATAGAGTAATATAGTAAGTACATAAGAGATTCTATATAACTATATAACCTATGAACATAAGGGATTTTAAACCCCCTTACC